TCCATTTTCGCCTCTAGCACCTCATTTTTGCGTGCTCTCTTGTCTGCAGGCTTGGCGTATATCTCCATCCGCACAGCCCTTTCCAGCTTGTCGACAAGGCCGCGAATCCTTGGCGGGGTCATCGTCACGCCTCCTTCGCAGCCAGTGCGTCTTGAGTCATCCCAAGGGCAGTGCGCCGCTCGCGGATCACGGCGCCTGGCTTTAGGTTCGGGTCACACATCGACTGCCTCCAATGCCTTAGCCGGGTAAATCTGCACGCTGTTGCGATGGGCGCTGCTCTCTACTGCGTACCCCTCCGGCGTCAATTCCGTGGAGTAGGTGCCGCAGATATGGCCTTCCCACTCGCTGCCGGTGGACTTCTTCACGAGGTCGCCCATGCGGAACTTGCCTTGCGGGGCGGTCTGCGCGATGGGGGCGGCGTAGAGCCCAAAGGCAGTGAGCCCGCCATCTAGAAAAGCGCCCGCCAGTTTCCGCGCGACGTGCTCGCAGTCTGATTTGCCCCCACGGTACAGCTCACACTTTCCGTCTCCGGCTCGCACGTAGTAACGGCTAAGGGGGCCTGAGCCGGAGGCCACGACTTGATATCGTGACGTCGCAATAACGTCCATTGCCTCATGTGGGTACGGAGGCTGCTGCTCGGTCTGCGCGGGGCGGGTTAGTGCGGCACGCAGCTGCTTTTCAATCCGCAAGTGCTGCGCGACGGTCATTAGGCGCTCGCCTGCTTCCAGCGACCTATATGGAATAAATGAGCGTCCGTCATAAATGGCGGAGATATCTGGAATCTCGACCTCAAACGTTTTCCGCTCATCGTGCGCCGGGGCTGGCTCGGCTAGCTCGCTTTGTTTCCACCCGCACTCGTCACACACTACGTTCGGGTTCTGCTCATTCTCTTGATAGGCAAGACAGTCCAAGCATTGAGGCTCGGCCTGCTGGGATAGGGCGGCTTTGATCCGGCCCTCGTACATCGACCACACCAGGTTGTCCATTCGCTGCGACTTGGTGAGCTTGCGCACGCCATCCAGCAACCCTCGCAGCCTATCGTTCTCAGCCTTCGCAGCCCCCAGCTCAGCGCCGAGGTTCGTCAGTTCTTTCAGTTCGCCCTGTGTCATGTCCTTTGTCCTGTGTTGGTGGGAGGCAGCGGAAACAGGCGCGTTGGCCGATCCGCTTGCCGTCCGTGCGGCAGTAGGTGGGTGCGTTCACAGCGGTAGCGACTCCTGCACCGCAAGACATTCGGCCTCGCCGTGTGGCAGTGGCTTGTCCTGCCAGCAGATCAGCGCGACCAGTTCGTCAGTCGGCGTGTCGGTCACGTCGAGCCAGTCGCTGTGCGTGACCTTCATTTCGGCCTGGCTGAGCCAGCGCGAGTGAGTGCGATCCGGCGACAGGCAGAAGCGGAATCCTTGGTCACGGAGAGTCATGCAGCCACCTCGCGCACCTGCCAAGCCCCGCACGCCTCGAAGATCCGCGCGGCCTGCGCTTCGTCCAGCGACGTTCCGCCAGGCATGGCGATCCAGCCGGAACCGATGATGTGGTTCGGGTTGCAGCTCTTCACCAGAGCGCGGTAGTGCTCCTCCAGCACGCCGGATAGGCTGTCCGATAGGTAGATGCCCTGCGGCGCGATCTCGCTGGCCTTGATGTACTGTTCGCCCTTCTGGTCGATGCAGAAGGCAGCCAGGTAGATGACCCAGCTATGGGCGATGTCGCAGACGGCCTCGGCGATCTGCCGGCTTGGCGCGATGCTGCGGCAGGTCTTCCAGTCGACCAGCCCTTGCCGGCCGCCCGGGTCCATGTTCACGACCGATACGCGGAACTGGCGGACGATGGCGCGGCTGACCTTGTTGAGCCGGGCGTAGGGTAGGTTGCGTTTCATGGCTGGCACACCTCCAGCAGATTGTCCGAACTGAGGCGCCCGAGCGGCGCGGCTATGAACCGATCCATTGCATACACACCCCACGGCTGGCCGGATAAGGTCGCCTGCGCGGCTGCGTGAATGATGGCGTCAATCGCTTCGCTGAATCTCATGGCCACTCCTGCCGCAGCATGTCGTTCTGCTTGGCCTGCGGCGTGCCACGCTTGCGAAGGGGCAGGCTGTTAACTGCGGCCGACTTGCGGATTCCGCGGGCTCTGCTTCTGGCGTCCGACTCGGCGCTGGTCGAGTTGTTGAACAGCGCTGGCTTGATCGGCTTCCCGATGCTGTCCGGCAGCAGCTGGATCTTCCCGCCAGCGTTCAGGTATGCAGCCGTGGCCGCGTCAAGTTGCGCGCGCAGAGCCTCGCCCTGCGCTATGGCATGGTTGTCTATGAGCATGGGTGTGTACCGGGGAGGAGGGCGCGCTGGGCGCCCGGGGTGGATCAGTACTGGACGCCGTAGTCCTCGTAGTCGGGCATGTTGTTGTCCGGCTGACGTTGCGTCTGCTGCGGGCGCTGGGTTTGTTGCTGGCGTGGCTGAGGCTGCTGGCCGTCAGGCTTTCCGCCGAGCAGCTGAAGAGTGCCGTTCATGTCCACCACAATCTCCGTGGTGTAGCGCTTCACGCCGTCCTTTTCCCATTCGCGCGTCTGCAGCCGGCCTTCAATGTAACACTGGCTGCCCTTGCGCAGGTACTCACCGGCGATCTCAGCGACCTTTCCGAAGAAGACGACGCGCGACCACTCGGTACGCTCCTGCAGCTGGCCGGTTTGCTTATCCTTCCAGCTGTCTGTAGTGGCAAGGGTGATGTTCGTCACCGCGTTGCCATTGGGCATGTAGCGCGTTTCCGGGTCACCTCCGACGTTGCCGATCAGGATGACTTTGTTGATTCCTCTGGCCATGTTGGCTCCTTGGTTGTTGGGTTAGGCGGCAATGCCCATGACCCGATTCATGCGCTCTTCGAGCAGTTCGTAGAAGGTGGAGACGCGTTCGCTGATCTTGCGAATCAGCGCCTCGTCGCGGTATGCGCGCTTGACGAATAGGGGCATGCCCGGCCAGTAGGACACGAAGTCGATCCATTCCCGATCCGATACCCATAGCCCGCCCTGACACTGCGCGACGTGCTCCTTTGGGATCTCGCCAGCCAGGATCACGCCGACCTGGAACTTCGGCAGCTTGGTCTTGATCTCGGTGTGGCCGTTGGCGCCGACCAGCGAGTCCGGCGAGTAGCCGATGCCGTGATTCAGGATGATGGCCACCTGTTCCGTGGCGACATCTTCACGCGACTCGTACAGGCCGCGGGCGACTGCTTCCAGCTCATGCCCGCGCTCGGTGTGGCGGTTGCCGCCGAACGGGTCTGCGGCCTCGCCTGTGATCCGCTCGCCAATCAGCGTATCCATGTAGGTGAAGGCTCCGGCACCGAAGCCGGCTTCGCCCTTGCCGTTGACCAGCAGGCAATCCAGTTCGGAGCAGGTCACGATACCCAGGCGCAGGGCCAGCCAGTCGGCCGACCCCTGTTCTACGTCACGGATTATCTGCATGTTCACCTCCCATGCCGTCTGCCATGCGCTGCTTATGTCGTGCGGCGGCACGCTCAAGCGAAGATACGATGCCGTCAAACTGGTCTGCCGGGATTTGGGAAGGGGCCGGCCAGTCCTTGCCGAACTTCTCAATCACCGCCTCGCTACATTGCGAAACGATTCCCTGCAGCCGCATGAGCTGAACGCCGGTGATGACCCGCACAGACGCTGCGCCCGCTCCGTCATCGTCATCGTCCTGCTCGGATAGGCCGGTGATCGCCTTTAGCGTGTAGCGTTCCAAGTAGGTCTTGGTGCTCGCTCGCGCCTGAATAGCGTTCTTGGCGCCTCCCGCGTCGGGCGGACCGCCCATGGAAACGCTTTCTTCGTGGCCGCCGACGTGCCGTAGGTAGCAGGTGACTTCCATCCAATCCTTCTCGTCGCGCGTCAGCTTCCACGACGACGACAGGCCATGCTTGGACAGGGCAGGCGTCACCGCATCAACCACATCGTGCAGTTCGGCATAGCTCTTGTTCTTCAGTGGGCCATCAGTGACCTTGCGGCCCTTCACGATCCGCACTGCTTCTGCCTTGAAGTTGGCAAAGGCAGCGTCGTATGCCTTCTTGGCTTCAGTTCGCTCCCAGCGCTCCTGAAGGTCCATCATTTTCTCTACCTGCTCCAGGGTGGCGCCTTGCTGAATGGCTGCCAGCATCATCCCCATCGGGGAGTTTGCAGCTGGGCCTTCTACGCGGGCCGGGAGGGCGGTGACTTGGGCTTTAGGGACTTCGTTCATGGCTGCCTCAATAGGTGATCGACACGCTGGGCACTTCGCCCTTGCGGATCATGTTGATGATGGCCTTGGCCTGTTCTTCGGTGACGCCGGCGCTCATGAATGCCTCTTTGATGGAGGTCAGCACTGCAGTCTTGTGCGCAATGTCCGCCTCGCGGGCCTTTGCTTCGGCTTCGATTCTGGCCTGCTCGTCTGCTTGGCGCTGGCGTTCGG